GATTGGGAAAACCTAAAGCCAGCAGGCCAAACTCCCGCGCTTTCTCTTCTGAGCGCGCGTAGAAGTGCTCCTGGTGCACGTAGAAAAGCTGCGACCCAGATTCGCGCAGAGCATTTGAAAGGATGCGAAGGTTTCGGTCGTGGCTGCGTGGCTTGGCTGCAACTGGAGAATGCACCCAGACCGGAGCATCTACCGACAATCGCTTGTCTCCATCGCGCAGAATCAGATTTTCGTGCACCGCAAACTGCCAGCGCCGGCCAGCTTCAAACAGGCTGCGACGAATGCACCGCTCGCGCCATGGTGCTTTGTTGGTGCCGGGCACGTCGTAAGTGAACAGCAGCAGGTCGGCTTTAGTCTCGGCACAGGCTTGAATAATGCCCGCTGGATCTCCGCGCAGCGTGTCGTCGGCATCGGCCCAGAAGATCCAGTCACCGGTTGCTAACTCAAAAGCCTGATTGCGTGCGGCCGCAAAGTTATCGACATGCCGCCAGTCCTTGGCCGAATCGCCGTTTCGATAAATTCCAAACTGAATCTCAACGCCAAGCTCCTCGGCAATTTTGTGCGCGAGATCGACTGTCTCATCTGGCTCTTGGGCACCTATGGCCTGGACAATACAGAGTTCATGGAACGACCCAGCAAACGAGCGCAGGCAGTGCTCTATGTGAGCCGCTTCATTTCCGACTATCATAGCAAGGGAGATTTTGGGCATGCTTGAATGCTTCCGTAAAGTTTACGAATCCGCCCATTTTATGGCGCTTGCTAACCCTTTTATCGGCCTCGACTCGGCCACGCTTACCACTTTAAAGACGCAGGCCGTGGCCGCGCTCTCGGCTATTCTCACCAACCAGAGTTACTCGCTTAACGGTCGCAGCGTTACCCGCGCCAACCTAAACGAGGTTAAGGATATGGTTGGACAGCTTCAATCGGCTTTGGACATCTCCAACGGAAACACCGCCGAGGTCACGTTCGTGCAATTTAACAGCTCCAACACTTGGTAACCATGGAACGTCCCGACATCGCCGGCCTAGTCAAAAATCAAAACGCTTTCGAGCGTGCGCTCGGTGCTATCGCTCCAAGCTGGGCGACGAATCGGCTTCGCTCCAAGATCGAGAAGCACCTTTTCGAGTATCAGGCTGCGCAGGCAAATCGTCTTTTCGCTCCAAAAACCTACGAGTTGCCAGCCGAAAGTTCAAAAACCAGCCGCGAGCGAAAGGTCATGATGTTTGAGGCCCGCGACTTGATCGCCAATTTCTCCGCGCTCGCCGGCATCCCAGAGAAGTTCGCTTTGAATTGCACGCCGAACGAATGGAGTCCGGCAACTGGTGACCGTGAATACGACCGAACCATCGCTGAGTATTTCCATGCGTGGTGCAAAAAAGCCGACGTAACGGGCCGGCACTCATTTCGTCAGCTTGTCGGAATGGCGCTTCAAATGCGGCCCGTGGACGGCGATTGCGGCTTTGCCATTCGCAAGACTGCTGATGGTTTGAGGCTTCAACTTGTTCCCGCCGATCTGATTGGAAACCCAAACGAGATTTCGATGTTTGACAAATACATCGACGGCATCGTGGTCGATGAATTTGGAAAGCCTGTCGCCTACCGCGTATTCCAACGCGACCGCAACGGCTCATACAGCAACCCTGAGGATATTCCCGCCCGTGCGTTCTGCCATTACTTTGACCCATTCCGTGCCGACCAATACCGTGGCGTCACGGAATTTCACGCGGTGATCAATACCGCTAGGATGCTCAAAGGCATCCTTGATGCTGAGCAGGTTGGTGTCAGGTTTGCATCCCAGCAAGCGGCGCTAGTGTTCAATGAGCGTGGTTCAGCCTCGCCTCGGCAGGCTTTCAGCGCCGCTCCTTCTCTCACCCTCGACAACGGTCAGCAGCGCAAAGACGAGATCTCCGAGATGGGAATGATCAAATACTTCAACACCTCCGACAAAGTGGAGGTGATGCCATCGCGCCCCTCGTCTGCTTTCACCGGCTTTGTCGAGCACTTGATGGATGAGATCGCCATGGGCCTCAAAATCCCCGGTGGCGTTCTTTTTGGAACGCAGGGCTACAAAGGCCCGAACGTGCGCGCCGAGTTCGCCCAGGCTGATCGTGTATGGGATCGTCATCGTGGTGTGCTCTCCGACAAGGTGCTCGACCCGATCAAGAATGATGTGATTTTGATCGGCATTGCTGAAGGAGAAATCCCGCCGCCTCCTGCCAAGGAGGGAGAGACCGCAGTGCAGGCATTGCGTCGTGCTTTGCGTGGCGATTGGCGCTGGCCAGCACGGATGTCGATTGACGTGGGCCGCGAATCCACCGCCAATCTCAACGAGAACCGCCAGGGCATCAAGTCCGGCCAGCAGATTGCCGCCGAGAATGGATATGACTACGAGGACACACTTGAGCAGCTCGCCATTGAGGCCGCGAAGGTCTCCGAGCTTGCCGCCCGTTATGGCGTGCCCGAGACCGCCATCCGCCTCACCACTTCTTCGCTTCCGTCCACGCCTTCCGCTGCGGCTGCGGCTGGATCTGAGGTGGGTGCGGCAGCGGCTGCGGCTTCGCTTCCACCTCCTGAAACTACCGCTGCAGCCATGCAATCCATTGTTGATGGAGTTAAGGGACTTTCAAACAATTTGGACACGGTGGAAAAACTTGAAAACGAGATCCACGAAATCGGAGTTTTTAACGGTCTGCTCTCTGGTTTCAACGTATCCAAAAAATGAGCCCACAACTGATTCAGATCGCGGAATGTTTGAACGAGGCCAACACTCGCGAAATCAAGATTGCCCGGTGCCTGGCTGAATCGCTGAAGCGCATTCAGGAGCTAGAGCAGTCGAAGACCGAGGCCAGCCAGCAGGCCAAAGAAGCGGAGAAACGATTCAACGCAGCTCTGCATGATCTGGCAGAGCAACTGACTAAGACTGGCGAGGAAACTACGAGCATCGCTGAGCATTTATCTAACCAGATCAACACCGAGAAAGAACAGTTTAGCTCCGAGCTAAGCAATGTGGTCGATCAACTTACAAAAACCAGTGAGCAAGCCAAGGTTGAGTTTGGTTATAAAGTAGATGAAATCGCTTTAAAGCTTGCTGAACTTCCCGCTCAAATGGCTGCGTTCAAAGCCGAGTTTGCCATTCCAGCGGTGCAGGCTGATGCACCAAAATCATTTAACCCACGAGGAGCATATGAGAGCGGCGAAAAATATGCGCAGTTCGATTATGTTAGCGCGAATGGATCATCCTATATCGCCCTTGTGGAAAATCCTACGGAGCCACCATCTAAGCGGTCAAAACAGTGGATGCTTGTCGCGGCTCGCGGTGCCAGCGGCAATGGTGGAATTATAAGCGCTTCCGAAGTTGTCGGTCTCGGCACGGCAGCGTTTCGTAACGTGGGGCAGCTTACCACCAACATTCCCGAACTTTCTGGCGATGGCATCTTACAACTGGGGGACTCATCTGGTGGAACATTCAACGGCAAACTAAGACTTTACGATTTAGATGCCACAAACTTCGCAGAGATTTACACTAACGACACCCAAGTAAAAATCGAAAATGTCAGTGGTGGTGTATTAACCTACGACGGAAACTCATATTCAGCCGATTTAGTTTTTAGCACACTTACGGATTTTCGACAGTATAATTTCCCCGACGCATCCGGCACCATTGCCCTTCTCTCCCAAGTCGGCGACCGATACCTGACCAGTTCAACCACCTCACTTTTAATCGGTAACGGTGCAAAAACTCTCACCGTTGACACGGGCCTTGCGTATTCACCGACGCAGGACATCACCATCGCCTATAACGCGAGCAACCACATGCACGCAGGGGTCACTAGCTACAACTCGACGACTGGTGTGCTGGTGGTGGATGTAAACCAGCACACCGGCTCCGGCACTTACGCGGCATGGACGGTGAATGTCGGTGGCATTGATGCTGGCGCGATTCCCTCCGGCGGCACAGCGGGTCAAGTGCTTACAAAACTTTCCAGCACAAATTACGATGATGCTTGGGTGACTCCCACGGTTGCTATCGGCAGCGTCACTGGTCTTGGAACTGGCGTAGCAACTGCGCTCGCAGTCAGCGTCGGATCTGCTGGCGCACCAGTAGTCCTCAACGGTGCTGGCGGAACACCATCAAGCATCACGCTTACCAACGCGACGGGTTATCCAGCAGCGACGACGACCACGGCTGGGACAGTGCCGACTCTCGGTGCTACCGGATCAACTGTAACAGGAGCAACAACTCGACGTCAGCTTCTTGTTGCCATAACAAATCAATTTGCCTATCGTATTCTTGGCGCGATGTATACGAGCGCGGCATCGTCAGGAACAGGCACATCATCGGCGTCTGACGTTTATGGAAACATTCGTTTAACAGGAACGACAAGTGCAGGAGCGCGTGACATTGTTCCACCTGGTTCACCAGTATGGGGAGTTTGGAATGGTAATTTTAACGTGGTTGATTGGGGCCAGTCATTGGTCGCATCTGGATTCATGGATGTATATCACACTGGAACACCAGCCAACGATACCCGCATCCGTTGTGGCGTTGGCAAAGCATCGGCTGCAATCGGTCAAATTGCCAATCGTGGATTCATGGTTGAAATCCAGTGGAATGGCACGAACTACGAGGTATTTTGTGGAGTCCACAATGGCACAACACTCAACCTTCAAACTACTGGAATCACATTCGCCACTTCCCGAGGTGTTCTTTGGTCGCTTGAAGCTGATGGTGCAGGAAATGCTCAATGGTATGTAAGCGCAGGAGGCAGCGCAGCACCCTATAATGGACAGGCACGCACCACTATTACGCTTTCTCAAACTGGCGCACCAACTGGAACTGAGGCATCTAATCGTTATGCATTTATTGAAATAAATAATGGTGCAGCAGGTGGGGCAGCTTTAACCGTAGATTTTCAACCAATGAGTTACGCTTTTGGAATATGATAAACGCCGACCAAATTGCTTCTGCGCTCAATCTCACAAATGTCATATTGTTTGAGGACAATGGCCGCGCATCTATTACCGCCGATCAGTTGGTAACCGATGATATGCAGGCCAAGGTTCAAGCATGGTTTGATGCGGGGTCAATAAACGCACCGCGCACGCAGTCCGGTGCAACTGTTATCCGCCGCCTCACAGATGCCGAGATCATCGCTCTGGATTCATCCAGTCACCCCGCTGCGATTCGCGCCAAGATGATCGCCCAGAGCGAAGGCGTCATCTCCGAGGCTGACCAAGATTTCGCCGCATTAACTGGCGCACTTGACCAGCTTGGCATCATCGCAGCCAACCGTTGGGAAGTCCTACTCGCACCATGAACGACGAAAAAGATGCTCTGCAATTTCTCATGGCTCTGGCCGTTGCAGCCAGCGGAGCCATCATTGGGCTAAGTTATTTTCTGTTTTGCTTATTTGTATGACTTGCAAATGCCAGCACTCCGCACCGCTCAAGCCAACGGCTCAAGCTTGGTATCATTTAAGGTGCGCTAACCGGCATTTGTTAAAGGCATTCGCGGCTTTGTTGCTCTGCCGTATTACTCCATTCATCATCTCTCTTTGCACACTTGGAGTTTGTTTGCTCTTCACCGGTTGCAATACCAGGCCCAAGCCATTGCCAGCCGTTGAATCCGAGCCCATTCTGGCGAGTCAAGAGGGCAAGGACACCACCATCGTTTCTGAGGCCGCTAAAATCGACGCAATCGCACCCGCAGCCAAGCCACACACAGACGCTCAACGTGCAGCCGTCGCCGCCGCACCAGCCGCAGATGTAGCCAAACTGGTCGGTGGATACGACGCAAAGATCAAAGAACTCACAGATCGTATTGCCGACCTCGGAAAAACGATTGAAAACCTCAAGGACGCCGAACAAAAAAAGCAGGTCGCCACACTTCGCTGGTTTGGTCTCGGTGCGCTGGCTATCGCCGGATTGCTCGCCTGGGCGCAACAGATTCGCTTCGCCGCAGTCGGTGCGCTGGTAGGCATGGTTTCGCTAGGTCTTGCTCAAATCATCTCCCAGCCGTGGTTCATGCCGGCCATTGCCATCGCCTCCGGTGTTGCTCTGCTCGCCCTTGGCTGGGCTGCGTGGCACGCTTACGAAAAAGGCACGCTCGCTCGCAAGGTCGAGCTTGAGTCTAGCCGACTCAAAAATGCTTTGACTACCATCGTTCCAGCCGTGGATTCGGCCATCGACTCGCTTGATGATGCCGCAAAAACAGTGGTCAAGAATGCTTTGTCCCGGTCAATGGATGCAGACCATAAGCGACTCATCAAAGAGATTCGCGCACGGCTTTAATTTACGGTATCAATTAAGTAATACGCCTCATGAATCTTACGCTTGATGTGAACACAATCCTGACCAGCTTAGTCCTCGGTGGTATTGTGTGGATTTTAAAAGGCCAAAGCG